TAATAAAACACAAAAATATATGGCAACTAGAAAAGATATTGAGTATATGGAAAATGAAATTAAAAAAAATACAAAGCTTAGTCATGATATATACTGTTGTCTTATAGAATCCATAGACAATTATTATGACAATGATATAAAGAAACCTATAGTTAGTTTAGATAAAGCTACTATAAAAATATTTTATTTAATTAAAGGTATAGTAGACAATGATTATAACAAATAAAATAAACTATATAAAATACAAAAGTATATGCACAATTTATTTATTGTTTTTATCATTACTATTTTAGTTGTATGGATAGTTTGCGAACTTTTTAATTTAGCATACCAAGGACTACACCACTATATTAAAGGCAATGGGAAATTGCTTTTGGAAAAAGAGCTTTTAAATTGTGAGATGAACATTTAATGATGACATTATTTCATTAAACAATAGAAGCGATTTGCATGGAAATTACATTGCAAAAACAGGAACTTCTATTTTATTCCCATACTATTTTTCAAGTAAAAATAATATTGATTACGGTATTTTAATTTTCAGCAAAGAATACTTCATGATAAAAAATAAATTCAAAGAATTAAGGAGGTCTTCAAAAATGCTTTCTCAAATAAAAACAAACGATATAAATTTAAAAAAATATGACAAAAGAAGAAATAGTAAATGCACTAGAGAAGGATGAATACGGGTTGTATATACATGCAGCTAATTATCAAAAGTGTCGTAATGATATAGATAAATCAAGTATATACTGTGGTGTAACTGATAATAAATATTTAGAGTTTAAAAAAGTATCATTTATAGATTCAACTATTTTTTCAATAAAAAAAATACTCAAATTATCATGACAAAAGAAGAACAAAGGTTTCAAGCGGCTGTATCTGCGATGCAGGCGTTGTTAAGTGATCTATCTGTTTTTGATTATGATCAAATAGCACATAGTTCCGTTAAAATGTCAGACGCTTTGATTAAAGAGCTGGATAAGCATAATCCTAGTTATATTGATGTTATAAATGCTGCAATAAAGCATGTAGAAGATATGGGATTTAAGCCAAATAGGTTTATGAATATAGTTAAAATTGATGTTAACAATTGTATTGTAGGATGTGACAATGCATATTATTATTCATGGTATAAATGCACACAGCATAATTGTGATAACGATAGAATAGATCAAGGAGATAACTATTGTTCAGAATGCGGAAGCAAAATTGATTGGGTAATAGAAGGAGATGAAACATTGCCAGCTTATTAATAAGAACGAATTAGAAGATCTTATACAAAAAGTTACAAGTAAACCAATACAAATAATATAATAATATGACAAAAGAAGAACAAAGATTTACTGCTGCTGTAGCGGCGATGAATGGATTATTAGCTAATAATTCTTCTATATTTAATACTGGTGGTGGCGATAGTATTGATTGTGATAATTTGGCATCAACTTCTATTGCTTACGCAGACACCTTGATTAAAAAGTTGGATAATAAAGTAGATAATAAAGAAATACCAGAAAGGCCTTATGTTGAAGATTTATTGGATTCTCATATTAAGAAAAATGAACCATTGCCACCTTATGAAAAGGATTTATTTGCTAATAGCAAAAATGGGGATGGTAAAAAAACACATGATGTTATAGTAGCAGATACAGTTGTTACTGAGCCTAATCCAGACGCTAGAGTAGTTACGAAAACGCAGATTACAACGCAGAATAGGAATAGTATATGAATTAATAGAAAACGATTTAAATTAAGAGTATAAATAAGCATGAAAATTTTATTAGAAATATCATCAACACATCATTTTACAGAAGAACAGAATACTTATTCATTCTTAAATCTAATTGAATTAGAATGGGACTTTCCTTTATTGCCATCTAAAGGAGATCTGTTTGATTTAGAAAGTATTGTGCCAGAAGAAATGATACACGATTTTGCATGGGGATTGGCGTATCATATAGAATACATAAATTGGCTAAAGATAGATGGAGTAATTATTCCTAAATTAACATTGGACGGTGAATAAGTTTAAATTGTAACTGCGGAAGCAAAAATGCAATTAGAGCAAGAATATCTAAGAAAAGTCATTTTTAATAAAAAGTAAAATGCAATAATAATATATAAAAAATGGGAAAAGATTTTTTAGATACTTTAATAGACAAAGTATCAAGAGTATTAAAAGCTAAAAAAGCACCTGTTAAATTAACAAAATTTAACCATAAAAAAATAAACAAGAAAATTAAGAAGATAAAATACCCTGAAATAAAAATAAATAAAAATATATGAAAATTACATTACCATTACTTAAGCCATCGTTTGATGATGATAGAATGATAGAAGAAATACAAAAAGATTTTAAAGAATCTTGTCAAATTTATATTTATAAAGATGAGGATAATTGGAAAGATGATGAAAAATATAATGCTTTTTCATTGTGGGTGGAATACGGAAAAGATAACAAAGAAACTTTAATGTTTGATGTTGATTTAAATGATTTAGAAATGTTTGCCAACTCATTAATGAAAAGCATTGAAATGCTAAGGCGTGATTATTCAGAAGTAATAAAACATAAAATTAAGAATGGGTCTCCTATTTAAGTTTTAGTATAACAATTATATTAACGCAATAGCACAATAAAAATATGATCGATATAAAAGAATTCAGAATTGGGAATTTAGTAAATTTTATGTGGCATAGTTTACAAATATTAAGTGTTATGGGTTATGCAACTATTCAAATTTTAGAATTGTAAAAACAAAAAAAATAAAAATGGAAAATTTAAACATCAATTTATCGGTTAAAGAATTAACTGATATGGTAAAAGAAACCGTTGGAAACTCTATCCAAAAATCTTTAAATGCAAACAAAGACCAAATTGAAAAGTCAATTGAAGGATACTTTAAAAAAGGAATTCTTTACAACAAAGAAAGTGAATTTGAAAGTGCTTTAGATTGGGCTGTTGAAAACGCTTTTCGTTTAGGACTTGAACAAGCAATGACTGAATTAAACTTTAAAGAACTGATTGCTCAAAAAGCAAAAGAGTTATTGTCAAATGAAAGCTTTATTAAGGATTTGGCTGAAAAGAAAGTTCGTTCATCTCTTGGACTACCGTTGTCGTAGCATTGGGCACAACAATTAGATTTACGCAAAATAGAACAATAAAAATTTAAATAATTATGATTGATGCACGAGAATTAAGAATTGGGAATATAGTATATTTTAATAACTATGAACAATTAGATATTAATCAAATAAAAACATTAACATTTATTGATTTTGAACAGATATGTTATGACAAACATGCAAATAGGTTCTCTCCTATCCAACTAACTCAAGAAATCCTTGAAAAGTGGTGCGGGTTTAATGATGGAGAAATTAGGATATCTGATAATACATATTTAATATTAGATGAAGATGAAGGGTATAATGTTTTTATTAAACAATTCAATGCAATAGGTTCAACTCCAGATATTGAAACTGTATTAATGCCAAAATGTATTAAATACTTACACCATCTTCAAAACCTATATTTTGCTTTAACCGGCGAAGAGCTAAAAGTAAATTTATAAACATGAGTATTAATAATAATTCAGCACATCAAAGAGCTTTTGAATTAATGACAAGATTACGTCTACTAAAAGATGAGAATGTAGATTATATTAATATATCTAACAAAAAGATAAAAGAAATTTTATTAATGTTTATTAAAGAAGCAAAAGATATGAAGAATGATAATTATATAAATGATTTATATTTTGATCATATGAAAGACTTTGTAGAAGGACAAATACCAAATTTTATTGAAGGTACTCAAGTAAATAATGATGGATTTAATATTGTAGGTGATAAAGGAAAAGAAGTAATAATAAATCATAATGGTAAAACTCATAAAATATGGAAAAATCACTTAGATTATATTGAAAGAACAAAACATTTAAATACAATAGATGAACCTACCAAACCGAAGCAAAAGAAAGATTAGTAGGATTAGAAAATGTTTTAATGATATAAAACATAAATCACATCCATATAATATATTTTGGACAAAAACCATTACAGAAGGTTTTGATAATGGATTTTTTGAACATTTATTCAAAGAAGGGTGTATTAAGATTACGTGTGATATTAAATAAAATCAATGAAACTGCCACAAAGAAGCAAAAAAAAGATTAGTAAGATAAGAAGATTATTAGCAGTGCATATATCATTTAATGTTGATAGGTGTAAGTTTAAAGTAAAGCTTAGTAATAATTTTTTGGAGAAATATAAGCAACAAGATAAAGAAGTTCCTATATATAATAAACGATGTATGTATGGTAATTATTATCCCGATTTTTAAAAGATAGGTATATAAATATATATTAGAATACTCTAAATGCTAGCAGAACTAACCCTAATAGACCAATCCATAAAACGCCGCCTTGCATTCTACTCATTTTGGGAGTTTTGTTTGTTGTATGACGAAGCTTTTTTTACTAGAAGGCCTTTTTTAATGCAAATAGCAGAAGCTTTTCAGAAATTATATGATAATTATGTAAATGGGAAAGTATTAACCGTATCTGTATCAATGCCACCTAGAGCAGGAAAGTCTTACATAACATCGCTTTTTTGCTCATGGTGGATTGCTAAATTCCCAAAATTATGCGTAATGCGTAATAGTTGTACGGCTGATTTATATATGGATTTTAGTTACCATGTAAGAAATATAATAAAATCTGATATTTATAAAAGTATATTTCCAAATATTCAACTTTGCCCAGATAGGCAAAATATAACAAGTTGGTCATTAACTACTTCATTAAATAAGGCATATTTTGGTTCAGGGGTTGGTGGTAATATTATAGGTAGTGGGGCTAATATAGCAATAAGTGATGATTTATATAGGGGGATAGATGACGCTATTTCTGCTACATATAACAAAAAAGTAAAAAGATGGAAACAAGGCTCACACGATTCAAGAAAAGAACTTAATTGCCCAGAAATATACATAGGAACGAGGTGGAGTATTAATGATGTTATAGGAGAAGCTATAGAAAGAGAGAAGGTAGATATAATGATAGTAATACCAGCATTAGATGAAAACGACCAATCTTTTTGTGAAGACGTAAATACTACAAAATATTATTTAGAGCTTAGAAATGGGAAAAATAAAAACCTGCCTATAGATAAAACTATATGGATGGCTCAATACATGCAACAACCTATTGAAAATGAGGGTTTATTATTCCCATTAAGCGAACTAAAAACATTCAATATTAAAGATATTAAAGAAGAAAACATAGAACATACATCAATATTTATAGACCCAGCAGACACTGGCGGTGACTTTTACGCAGCATTACAAGCTGTTATAATAGGAGATAAAGTATTTATTACAGATGTTATATTCAATAATTATGGAACGGACATAAATATACCAGCGTCTGTAGAATTAGCATTTAACTCAAAAGCAAATTATGTTCAAATAGAAGGCAATTCAGGATGGATATTAGCTGGTAAAAATGTACGGGAATTAATTAGAGATCGCCTATCAGATTGCAGTGTAAGAATAGTAAAAGAATATACAAATAAGGAAACAAGAATATTTACACAATCAGCTTGGATAAAGCACAATGTATACTTTAGAGAAGATTACAATACAAATAGAGAATATATGGAATTTATTAATAATGTAACTACCTATTTAAGAGAAGGTGGAAATAAACATGACGATGGAGCAGACGTTTTAGTTATGTTGGCTGAGTACTGCATTAGAAACCTAAGGCATTTGTGGCAAGAGTAGTAAAATAAGTAAGTATATTAAAATAAAAAAGCCTGCTCATTACAGCAGGCTCTTTTTTTACAATTTAAGAATCCCCTTTTAAAATTTTTACTTAAAAGTGTAATATGCTTTCATAAGATAACATAAACCTAAATTCAAACACAAATATACAGTATTTTACTTAAAGTAAAACTTTATATATAATTTGTAACTAATTGAATTACATCGTAATTATTAACACTGTGTTAATAAGTTATATTGGGTATATAATATAATAATTAAATACATTTGCACCATCAATATAGTATGAATAACACCAAGATATTGAAAGATGTAAGATGCAATAAATGCGGTCGGCTTCTTTGTCGATCTTATGGAGAAGTAGAAATAAAGTGTAGAAATATAAAATGTAAGGATGAGAAAATAATAAGAGTAAATAATAGTACAATAAACATAATACGTAGATAACTTTCTCGTAAAAATTTAGAGCGCCAAAAGATGTAGAGCGCCAGCGTTACCAATAAAATGGTAATACTGGCGCTTTTTTTCGTTTATACAATACAATAAAAAAATTAAAAAAATGGAAAATATAGAAATAGAAAAAGCAGTATCACCAGAGGTGTTTGAACAAGTAGAAATGCTAAAAGCAGAATTAAAAGAAATAGTTGATGTTTTAGGTGAAATAAATGAAGTATCGGATGCTGCAATAAGACTTAAATGCTTAAAAGTAGTAGAAGACGATATATGCACCATGTCTGCTAACTATTATATAAATGAGGCAGAAAAGCTATTCCAATACATTAAAAACGGTAAAACAGCGTAGTGGGATTCAATTTTAGCATAGGATGGGGTAATAATAGTTATAAACATAAAAAAGATAACGAAGGTAACCATGTATATACATTATCTAATATAGATAAAGGTGATTTTATATCATGTTTTGACGGGGAATATTCAGAAAAAAACATGATTAAGCTCTTTGAAAATGTTCCAGAAATATTTGCTCCAATAAATGCTATTGCAGACCGTGTAACAAAGGGTATTTGGGAGTTAGTAAAAGAAGGTACGGAAGATGTTGTAACAAACAATAGCCAATGGAATAAAATAAAATCAAACCCTAATTGGAAAGAATCATTTAACAAATTTATTTATAACACAGTAGTATATAAAAATGTAACCGGCAACTACTATTTCTATAAATATATACCGGAAGGGTTTAAAAATAAATTTGAAAACATTGTATCCCTTTGGTTACTGCCACCACAACATACAGAAGCAAAAATAAAAGCAAATAGAACAAAATACTACTATACAACTCAAATACAAGATTTTGTTGAATACTACGTAGTAAAGATTGAAGACTATGAACAAAATATATATCCAGAGTACGTATTACATGAAGGGTATATAGACATTGATTGCAATACACTAAAGGGCATATCTCCTTTAAAAGCTGCTGAATATCCTATAAGCAACCTTATTGCAGTTTACAAAGCTAGGAACGCAATATATAATAAACGAGGTGCATTAGGTGCTATTGTAAATAAAAATACGGATGCTTCTGGAACAGTTGCATTAACTGCAAAAGACAAAAAAGAATTAAGAGACGAATTCAATAGTGATTTTGGAGTAACTAATAATAGAGATACAGTTGCCATAACATCCATTCCTATTGATTTTGTTCGATTTGGAATGAGTATACAAGAGCTAATGCCTTTTGAAGAAACATTTGCAGACACTGCGGCTATATACAGCATTTTAGGCGTTCCTAGATCATTAATACCTACAAAAGAAGGCGTAACATTTAATAATGGATTTACAGACGAAAGAAAATTATATGCAGACGTTGCCATACCGCAAGCTGAAGCTATAGCAACGCAACTAACCAGCTTTTTAGGGTTAAAAGAATTAGGATTAAAAATAAGGGTTCGATTTGACCATGTAGAAGCTTTACAACAAGACCAAAAACTAAATGCAGAAACACAAAAACTAATAACTGAAACATACACAACACTGTACGAAAAAGGTCATATAACAAAAAATGAAATGTTGGTTGAGTTAGGTCTATCTGAAATACCAAACGGTGATTACTACATATCAAAAGAGCCAAATAAACCAATGAATCAAAACCAAAATAACCAAATAGAAAAACCTGTAGAAGATGGAACAAAAAGTAATTAAAGTTTGTAAAAACTCATTTGTAGACGATTTAGACGAAAAAGGAATAGTAACCGTTGCTGCTAATGCTTTTGGTAATGAAGATGCAGATGGTGACATATCAGCAGAAAAAAGCTACACAAAAACAATAAAAGAAAATTTTGGCCGTGTACGTTGGTTTTTAAACCATGACAACAAAATTTTATTAGGCGTTCCTATAGAAGCTCAAGAAACACAAAACTATTTAAAAGTACGTGGTCAGCTAAACCTTCAAAAAGAAGTTTCAAGAGATGTATACGAAGACTATAAACTATACGCACAATACGGAAAATCATTAGAACACTCCGTAATGGTACAAGCAATTAAAAGAGATGAAAACAATAAAAAACTAGTATTAGAATGGAAATGGTGGGAATACTCTACACTAACAAATTGGGGTGCAAATAGCGAAACACCCATGTTAGGCATTAAATCTATAAAAGCTATAGATGACGCTATAAACTGGATAGAAATAGCACTAAAAAAAGGAAATTATACAGATGAAAGAGCCACAAAAATGGAAAAACATCTTGAACAATTACGTTCACTTATTGACGAAAAGCCGGAAACATCCACTTTATCAATACAGCCGAATGAGGAAACAATAAATATTATTAAAAATTTTAAAATCTTTTAGCATGAATGAAATAAATGAGCAACTAAAAACTGCTTTGGCTGACTTAAAAGAAGATACTAGAAAAAGTATCACACATGAAATACAATCAGCACAAACACAATTTGAAAAAAAAATAACAGAAGCAACAAAAGAAAAAGCTTCTACAGAACAATTTGAATCATTAAAAAAAGAATACGATTCAACACTATTAATGTTGGGTACAGAGGTTGAAAAGTTCAAAAACATGTCTGTAGAAACAAAAAAAATGAGTTTTGAAGATCAAATATCTAAGTCTTTAAACGACAATTTAGGGTTGATTAGCAAAATGAACAACAAAGAAGTAGAATCTATAAAGTTCAAAGCAGCAACAACAATTACAACAGGAAACTTTGGAGCAGGTGTACTTAGAGGTTTTAGAGAATCTGAAATAGGTATTATAAACGAAGCAGAAAGGTTCGTTTTTAATCTAATATCTGTAATGAATGGAGGACCAGGAAGCAACCCACTTAGTTGGGTAAATAGAGTTCCAAAAGAAGGCACTCCAGCATTTACGGCAGAAGGCGCATTAAAACCATTAGTAGATTGGACATATACAGTAGGAGAAACAACATCGCAATTTATTGCAGCAGCAACAACAGTTACAAGACAGGCGCTTTCAAATATGCCTATGCTAAAACAAGAAATTAACGATGAATTGTTAAGAAAACTATATAACAAACTAGATAACACAATCCTAAAAACTGGTACAGGTGTAGCACCTTCTATTAACTCTATTTGGTTACTAGCAAAATTATTTGCAGCAGGTGGGTTAGCTGGTAAAATAGATAATGCAAATGTATTTGATGTGCTACGTGTAGCAGTAGGTCAAGTAATGATGGGAGATATTACAGATGTTACTTCAGGAGGATACATGCCAACAGCAATAGTAATATCACACGAGAGAGCAACATCTATGGACTTACAAAAAACATCCACGTCAGCATACCAATTCCCAACATTTGCAACAGCAGATGGGACAGTTATAAAAGGCATACCTGTATACTCTAGTAAGTTTTTATCATTCGACGAGTTTTTAGTTGGAGACATGAAACGATATCTATTTAATGTAGTAGATGGGGTTAATATAGAAATGGCGTATATAAACGATCAATTCCTTAGCAACCACGTTACCGTTAGAGCTGAGCTTAATGGATGCGGACGTATAAAAACACACGACACATTTGCTTTTGTTAAAGGTTCATTTACAACAGCCCAAGCTGGTCTTGAAACACCATAATAATCATAAATATTAAAAAAAATGGCAAAAAAATCAATAAAAGACAATCAAGGTGAGGTTTTAAACGAGGTAAAAGTACCTGAAGATCAAGTATTACATAATACAGATGATCATAAAGTAGAGGTAAAAGTACCTGAAATAAACCCTGCAAGTGTTGTAAAAATTAAAGCACTTGCAGATACAAAACACCTAAAAAAAGATGTTGTATATGAGATATCGGGTAATGATGCCATACACCTAATAAAAATAAAAGTAGCTGTTTTAGCATAAATGTAAAAATATGCCGTTAATAGACCAAACATACTTTCATTCCAGCATAAACATACCAAATATAGACAATATAGCTGTATCTGAAAATGTAATGATGTTTATTAATGAATATGAAACAGAACTATTACTTGACTTATTGGGTTTGAATCTATACCAAACATATTTAGCCAATCCATTAATACAAAGGTTTGTAGACTTAACAAATGGAGCATTATATATAACAAAATCAGGCGAGCATAAAAAGTGGAAAGGGCTAAAAAATACCATTGGTTCAAATAAATATTCACTTATAGCCTACTACGTGTATTTCCATATTTCAATAAATACAGCAACAACAACAACAGGCATAGGAGAAGTATTTAACAAAACAGACAATGCAAATAGAGTAAGCCCAATAAACAAACAAGCTGCTGCATGGAATAAAATGATTACATGGGTATATGAACTATACGATTTTTTAGAAGAAAAAAAGAGTATATATCCTGAATGGCAAAAGGCATATTGTTTTGAAGAATATTATACAATAATAAATAATATGAATTTATAGTGATAAGGCCAGTATACATAGTAGATATTTTTGAAGATATTGTTAAAAAAGTATCTACAAAATTGCTTCCACAACTACAAGCAATACCAAAATCTACTATAACGGGGGTTCATTATTTATATGGTCACTATAATGAAATACAAAGAAGATTAATAGAAAAGGGCAATTCTAATACTGAACAATATAATAGATACCCTTTGATTGCACTTTTTCAAGACTTCTCCATAAAAAAAGGTTCTAACCAATTAGGTTTTTATGGAGAAGCTAATCTTCAATTTATGATATTATATCATACAAAACCAGCTGCATATAGCGAAACAAGGATGGAAAATGTATTTAAACCAATATTATACCCTATTTACTTTGAATTTCTTAACCAAATAAAAAAAACAGGAAAATTTCATTTGTATAGTGATAAAGGAATAGATCACGAACAAATAGATAGGCCAAATTGGGGAAGAATTGGTTCTTATGGTAATGATGGGTACATATTAGATGATGTACTAGATGGAATAGAAATTAAAAATTTAATATTAAAAACACGTTTAAAAATTTGTTGAAAATGAAAAAAATTATCGTAACAATAGTTGCTGTATGTATAACAACAGCATCTTTAAAAGCACAACAAAGCCTAAAAAGGCTTGAAGATTATACAGGAACACCAGAGTATAATACAATTGTAACCAACTACTTAATTGGTAACATTTTTGACAGTATAGTAGGTGCAGGCACAACATACCTTGCTTCAGAAATGATAAAAGGGTTCCAAAAAACAGTACAAGTAGCATTATATACTCAAGTTGTTACCGGTGGAACACATACCGGAACGGCTACATTAGAAGGAAGTTTAGATGGGTTTAGGTATTATCCAATAAGCAATGACACGGCAATAATTTCAACTGCGGTATCTGCATACTCATGGAAAATTACTGATTGGAGCAATCTGTATTTACGTATAAAAGTAAATATGACTTCCCCTTCATCAATATCACAAATATAAGCACAATACCTTACTAGAAAAGAAGTAAGAAACTAAAACAATATAATTAAACAAATAAAATAAAAACCAAAAAATATGGCAGAGTTAAACAAAGTTACATGCGGCGGGTTATTAAAAGGAAATACAGGCGTACCACAATGTTATATGGATTTAGCACCAATAAATGGTATTATTCTAACGCCCATTGGATATACATTAACAAAAGCAGAAATAGCTAGTACCCTATTATCTAAATTACAAACATCTACACTTGCTGCAAGGGCAAATAGAATATATCCAGTTCTAAATTTTGTAGATATAAAAGATAATACAGAACAACCATCTTATCAAACATTAGGATTTGGAAGAAAAGTACTATTAAAAGAAGGCAAATACTCATTTGAAGCATCATACCTAGATGGTGGATTATGCTTAAGCAATCAACTAAGAAACTTTAACTATACAAAATGGGCTGCTTTTTTAGTAGATGCAAATGGTGTATTAGTAGGAACAAAAGTTGGAGATAACATAATGGCTATTCCACTTAACCTATTTTATGCTTCCCCTTATGGCATTGCAACAAGTTCTCAAGCAGCTTCATACAAATTAAATATAGAAATAGAGCCTAAATATTTAAATGAAGAAATAGGATTTGTACAAACTAAAGGTGAGTTTGACATATTTGATAGTGTAAAAGGGTTATTAAACCTTGTTATAAAAACAGCAGTGCCTCTAACTGGTGGTAAAGTAGAAATTATGGTAACCAACTCATGTGGTGGAGACAATATATATGATGTATATGGTACAAACTTAGCCAATATTACTGCATGGGTTGCTAAAAATGCTACTACAAAAAATGGAATAACTATTACAGCAGCAGTTACAGTACCAGCAAACAAAACCATAGAGCTTACACTAGATACAGCAGATACAGATTATCCAGCCGTTGCTTCAAAACTTACTATTGAATTAAACACCGCAGCAATATTAGCAGCAACACCAATCTTAATGGTAGGATACGAAGGAGCAAATATAATAACAGAAACAGTGTAAAATATGAATAATATAACTATAGGCGGGGCAAACTTTAATATGGAATGGGTAAAAACTAAAACCTATAAGCAGTTTTTAGAACACTTTAAACATCTTTTCAAAGAATTAACGGAAGATGAAAGGGAAAATAACCTTAAAAAGGTTTGGGAAACTGCAAATAAAGTAGAAGTTGATGAACATATACATACACTGCCTGATACAAAAATTACAAGTGTAAGAAAGAAAAAATAGGTAAAAAGGATAATTATAAACACATAAATAGTAGGAGTGTAAAAACTCCTACTTTATATATGAATACCATAATAGATGTTGCAGAAAGAATTAAAAATCTTGCTCTACATATAGAGAAAGAAGTGTCTGTTATTATTGACAATACTAAAGAACAGATACTTATTAAAAACAAGCAACAATTAATGGAAGGCATTAAAGGAGATGGCAGCGAAATAACTCCATCCTATTTAAACGATCCATATTTTAAAACAAGAGAAGCGGCTCAGCGATATTCAAATTGGAAAGACAAAATAACGCCAAACAGCAAAAGAAAATCAGGCACACCAAATTTATATATAAATGGATTTTACCATAATACTATAGAAATAAATGTAAAAGGGGAGAAAATAATTACAGAAAACAAGACAACTATTGGAAAAAAAATAGAACAAAAATATGGAGATACTCTTTATGGGCTTAATGAAACAAACAACGAAGCGTATATAAAAGAAACATTTTTCCCTGCTTTAAAAACATATATAGAAGAAACAACGCAACTACAAATGAAATGAAAATATTTGAACAAAAACATGAGGATATAAATGATAAAATATCAAATATAAAGTTGTACGAAAACTGCAACCAGCTCATGCTAGATAGGTTTATTCAAATTATAGTAGAAGGGGATTTAAGGTTGTTAATTATTGAAGGAGAGCCATCAAATGAAATACTAAAAGAAACATGGGAATATATATATGCAGAGTATACATCATTAATTAATGACGATAACAGTACAGAGATATACAAAGCCATAAGAGATATAAATATGTGGAAAATGAAATTTCAACGTATTGAAATGTTTATTTCCCTGCTATCACAAAGACCATACCCATTATTGATTATAGAATTAAAGAAAATGGGTTACAACTATGAGTTCAATCATAATGATATACAGTCCTATAAAGCAGACTTACATGCAGTATACAATACAGCAAAAACACTATTAATACAAATTAGCAATAGGGAAAAAGACCTAGAACGCCTACAAAAACAAGATAGCCAAAACAATAAAAAAGAAAAACCTATAGACCAGTTCGATATGATGCTCATAAGCCTATCAGAACACTATAAATATGAAGTACAACCACACCATTTAACAGTTGCACGCTTTGCAAAAATGATGAATAGGGTTAAAGAATATGCAAAAAAATTAGAGGACAATATTAACGCACAAGGTAAAGAAGCTAAAAAATGGCCGAGAAATTAGTAACCAATATAATATCTAAAGACGCTTTTGATGAGGTTAAAAACCTATCAAAAGAGATGGATATACTCGTTCAAAAACTTGAACAAGCGATTACTAATGCAAAAAACTTTGATGCTGCATTCAAATCAGCAAAAGGAGTTATAGAATTTGAGAAAGCATTATATAACACCGTAGATGCACAAAATGAACTCATAAAAACAGGGGAGCAATTAAAAGATAACTATGTTAAACAAGAAGCGGCACAAAAAGCAGTAATATCAGAAACCGTTAACCTAGGAAAATCAATAAAAGATACAGACGATGCGATTAAAAAAATTAACAGCACATTAGATGCAGGTGCAAAAGTATTAGCAGAACAAAAAATAGCTTTAGAACAGAATAAAAAAGAACAAAAAGATCTAAAAAAAGAGTTAGACGCAGGAAGGATAACATTAGATCAGTATTCAGAAAAAATGGTATTTCTAATACAAAATGAACAAGAATTAAAAGTACAAACATCTCAATTAACAAAAGCCCAAACACAATTTGCTAAAGAAAATATATCCGTAGCAGGAAGTATGGATCAGGCAGGGATAAGGATAGGAAGGTTAAGGGAAGAGTATAGAACATTAACAGATGAAGAAAAATCATCTCCATTTGGTAAAAAACTTAAATCAGCTATAGATGATTTAGATCCGGCAATAAAAAGTGCAGATGCAAGTATAGGTAACTTTCAAAGAAATGTTGGGGATTATACAAACTCCATAAACAAAAGTTTTAAAGGAGCATTTGGAGGTGCATTTAATGTATTAGTAACAGAGCTAAATGAGATCAAACAAAAACTACAAGACCCTGCACTTAGTGGAAAAGCATTTGAATCATTAAGCAAACAAGGCGCTTTATTAGAGCAAGTTTTAGAAGGTGTGTCAAAAGAATTTGCATCAACAAGGCAAGAATCAAGAGCATATCAAGAAGCAGCAACAAAGCTAGGGCTTGCATTTGATATAAACTCAGAGCAGTTTCAAAAATTTAGAACCGAAGTTGGTAAAGGTGTAGATGATATAAAAGATATAAAAGATAGCATAAAACTAGCAGCTTCAGACACAAAAGGGTTAGATAGATTAATAGGAGCTGCGCAAGGCCTTACAGGTGCATTTAGTGTAGCTCAAGGAGCAGCCGCATTATTGGGAGATGAAAACGAAGAGTTGCAAAAAACATTTGTAAAACTACAAGCAGCAATGACCATTTTAAATGGTTTGCAAGCCATACAAAATGAGCTAAAAAACAAAGACAGCGTTTTTAGTAAAGCAATAAACTTTTTAAGAGGTC